GTGCGGGGTGCTGTATACACGCTGACTGACTTGTCTCCTGAGGAGTCAAGCACAACCATGTCATTAGCTGACGGCGGAGTCCTAAGTAGGACATCACGATTGAAGAGGAAGTCTGCTTTTTGCAAAGCAGGCACCTTTTCCGTGAAGTACCTTAATAGGTAATTCCATCCATTAGTTTTTGAAACATGAGTTTCACTTCGACTAAAGGGAACATAGAGTTCGAACCTCTGCAGGTTCTTATTCCATCGTTCCTTCGGGAAGGCATAAATGCCATCTCGTTTTAACTTTAGAAGAGTGACGTAGAACCGAGCATCGAGTGCTGGGTAGCGACCGACTGAGTCGAGAGCTACTTCACAAGGTATAGGTCCGAACCTTCGGACTAACACCTCCGCCAAATACTGGGCGGTTCCGATGTAACCAGTTCTAAGCATCGAGTTGGTGTATTCTAGCCAACTCGTGTATGCTTCAGCCGATGATGACGCATCCCAAACTGTTCTGAAACGAACAGGTGTAACCGATTCGCCGTTGAAGGCGTCTAGGCCACAGGACTCTCGAAAGAGTCCTTTGGTGCAACACTTACCGAGATTGGCTTTTAGGCCAAAAAACTCGAGTGCTGCAATTGCTGTCTTCGCGAAGTAGCGAGGAACAATAATGTCGTCACCGTATACTAATATGCCACGGATCCCATCACGTATACTCTGCATGCGCCAATAGTTGGTACACGTCAGGTCTGAAACAGACCGACGGAGCCAACCACGCACATCCATGTCTACGCAACCGGAGCCACTCTCGTGGTCGGGGGACATTGCTGTCCCTCTCCAGGCATATGCATTCCAGTATACCCGCATAGCGGCACGTAGAATTGCATATATCGTTAACGCCATTACGGGGAAGCATAATGCTGACCCCATAGGAGCGTATTTCAACATGTGCAACTGCTTACCGCTAATTGCCATACCGGCATTGCCGGTGATGGCGGGTAACTCTGTTGAACAGGAGCGTGCGGCGAGAAGTCCCTCAAGGAGGGGCTCTGGCCACATCGCCTTTACAAGATCAACGGAGACACGATCGCTTGCATCTTTAAGATCTAGCGTCGCATAACCATCGAAACCAGACTGCCGTTCCCGTCGGGACCCTAAAAGGGCTCCGAGCCGGTTTGGCATCTGATTGGTAAAGAACACATTGTGCTTTGAAAGCCTATGTGTCTCAACATACCGATAAAGGGCCTGCCTCAGTCCTTGCTGAATCCATTGCAATGCAACAGGTTCACAAGAGATTAGGCGGGGCCCACGCGAGTCCTTCGGCACGAGTACAACTCGGGCGGAAGGCTCTTCCTCAGAGATCTTACCCCAATCGGGGTAAGTGTCACAAACATGACTCGCAGATACCATGAAATAGGTATCTAACGGGTAAGTGTCTGTGAGACGCTTCGGGATACAATTCCATTCGTATTTGCCGGACGCTCGCTCATGCTGAGCGACGCTTCCAGGCCCATGCCGTGGAACGATATCTGAAGGGTCGAAATGCTCGAACAACCGGTGAAGGTAAGTCCGAGCAGCGCGCAGAATAGTGCACGAATTAGCCTCTTTAAGGCGTTCGCCAGCACTTTCTGATGTCCTGAGTAATTCAGCTTGAACAGCTGCAATACGCAGGTTACTATTGGTGAGATCATCTTCCGTTTTGATAAACGATGAGATGACTTGTTGTTCTTGTTCATAGGAATAAGGCAGTTCATACTTGTACCAAAGGTACAAGATCTGCCTTAATGTCCGAATGCTCGAGACACACGCATCATTACGACGCGTGCCGTCGGCGTGGATAACACGTTCGAAGAGCTCCCCTAACAATTTGGGGACCTTACTGCCGGTGACAAGCGGTTTAAGCTTGTGATCTGCACAGTCGAACGGTTTGACATCAGCTAGAGCCTGATCTAGGCTTTTACCGATGGCCGGAAGAGATACCGTTAAATATCTCATTCCTTCACATTTCAGGCGCTTACGAAACTTACGTCTCGTCAGCGTTTGATTTAGCGTGCTAAACACTCCAACGTGATTCGCAAAGACATCACGTAAGAGGTGGTCGATGACTTTTTGTACATCGAGGCTATTAGTGCAGTGCGTTTTCATAAACGTAACTACTCCTCTAGCTGGTCCCATCACTTCGTGACCTCTTTCGGGTCGTCCAAACTAATGAAACACAAACGTATTCCACTAGACATGTCAGATTACGAGGACCTTGTTCCGATCGAGCAACCACAGCGAAGAATCGCTGTGGCGGCTTTCCCGGACATTGTCACTCGCTCTCTGATACTAGGAGAGACTACATACAAGGATGGAGTATCCTTAGGACCGAGCGTTCGCTGGCCTGCATTTCTGCAGGACGGCTCCGTTCGGCCTATGGGATCACCTCCATTTCTTGCTGTTGATCTCTACTAGAAACCTGCTCACCCAGCCTGGGCGTATGTATCTCTACATACGCCCATTAACTGGGCGAACAAGTTAAGACGGATGGCGTTAGCCATCTAGACTCGCCCGTCGGTGGAGCGCTCTTAGAGCGATCCGTCAACGAGAGAAGTCGCGCCGTATCCCGTGCAATCGTAGAGAATAGTCGTTGTAGCCCCTTGCGAGGCTACAAACGATATAATCTCTGCGACCACATTCTTCACTTCAGTAGTCGCCACCAGGCGCCCAATGGGCACCTGAAGGGTCATACTGACGCGAATCGGGACAATCGTCAGGTTGTCGACATCCGATATAACGTTTTTAACAACGTTAACATTGGAGCGACGCTGACGGTTGACACCTTCACCAGTTTCTTCGTGTTGAACGACGATCCGGTGAGGGCGTGCGTAAGGTTCAGCAGATTGCTGATACTCCTTCTTTCGGCCGACCTGCTGCAGATGTAGGAATTCAATTTCCGTACCTGCAGCAATCTTAACTTCGTTTGTTGTGAGGTTTTGTGGTAACATAACCAGCTACGTACACAGACATGTGGATACCCGTTGAAGGGTCCACACTGGATTCTAAGATTTCCATCTTAGTTTCCGCTTCAAGGCTCTGCGGATATGGCCTATGGCCAAAGCAGAACCTAAGACTACCTCATCTGGAGATAGTCCGCTCGTTGTGAACGAACTTCTACTCGGCATGACAACGGAACGGCGGTAAGCCGTCTCGATCACGGTCGGTAGCGGTTGCGTATACATCTGTGCAGCCCCGAAAGCTGATCCCACGTTCACACCATGTGAACACAGGATTCGCCTTTTTCGGGACACAGACCATACACAACGATGGATGACTATCACTGGGTCCATAACCTTTACCCTCGTCGAATCAAGTAGTCGGCCTATGCCAACTACCCAATCGATGACGAAGGTCCATGGGATGGCTCTCCATATTATCGCGGGGTTAAAATTAACCCCTAACGCATCTAGGAGACCCAAGATCTGAGCGTACTCAGTCTGGAAGCGAAAGTATGAGTAACTATACTCTACTTCCATATGGAACCGCGAAGGCTCATGATAAGATGCCATCGTCGACTTACAACCCAATAACTGGGGATACCACCAAGGATCTGATGGTCCGAAGTTGTATGAGTAAGCGAACGATGAATCATCGAATTCATGAAAATCGCAAGTATAATGCTTGCGATGTACCTTCTCAGCTTCCGCGAGCGCCTTATTGAGGCGTTTACGGAAGGAAACCAAAGCCTTTTTAAAGGCTTTGATGTCTGATATAAGAGGCTTAAGGGCAAACTCCCAAAAGAGGAAGCGCCCTGACACCTCACCGGCAGTATCGACTCCGTATCTAAAGGCTGATGAGGCCTTTTTGACTCGGTTCTTCTGGTCCACCATGGACCATTTAGACGCGAGGGAAGCCTTAGTGGCCACCAGGAATTCCCGGAATTGTCCGGACCTGGCGATCGCAAAAGACTTCTTAAGCATCGATACTGATAAACGCGCTAAGTGTGAAAAGTCCTTCAACTCGTATAACGAGTTAAGGGTTGACAGCTCAGCGCGGACGGACGGCATTAAACTATTCAATGCCGTCTGGGTCATGTTAGCCAAATTGGCGGGTGCGTGAATAAGCGCATCCTCCGAGCTAACACCTTTGAGTGACGGAAAGACCCTTTTAGGGTCGTAATTACCGTGACTCCCGGATCCAGAGAAGAAGGCCAAAAATACATTAGGATGCTTACCTAGCATACCATATGAATAATTGGCTTGATCTGGATTCCACGTAGTCGAGTGATGCCCAAGGTAGAGATTGGCCGTGGCAGAAGGATCCCATTCAACTTTGTAATGTTGAAATGGTTTCCAACTAGTCCTCGGTCCAGTCACATCAAGGGACCGCTCTTCGAACAGGTATTCCTGGTCGAATCCGTAGAACGTCTGCGTATTGTCTGATGGTGGGTAAGAAGGCCCTGATGGCCACTTACCTACTGCAGTAAACTTGACCTTATAAGGTCCGAGCCCCTGCCAGATAAGACGACGACTCTCTGTGTTCATACATTTGGATGTTAAACAGTGTTTAACTTGAGGCGTGCGACAACAGGTCGCAC